TGCGTTAAGAAAGGAAAGCGATCGACCAAGATCGTGAGTGCACGCTGGGCGATGGCTTTTCCATTCGAGACTGATCCGAGTGTATTTGCCATGGTGGTTTGTTTCCTTTGTTATTTGCGGGCGAACTTGAGTTGTTTGAAAATCTCCGCCGCCCGACGGGGATCTTTTTCCGCGTTGAAAGCCTTGAGGATTTCATCGCGTGAAATGGGTTGGCTGGATGCCGTCTCTAGGGGTTTGATTCCCCGGCTGGCTTCCAGTTCGATTTTGAGAGTGGCGAGTTCGGCTTTTGCACCGGCTTCGTCATTCTTAGAAAGATTAGTTTCCGCAGCTTCGACAACTTCTGCAGGAGCTTCTTCGGTCTTAGCCTCTTCGGCTTTTGGTTCATCAGCTTGCGCTTCAGGTTCGGAAAGTTTTGTTTCCTCAACCTTGGCGGCCATGGCTGGAGCTTCCGCTTCAGGAGCTTCGTTACCCTGTTCGCCAGCAATATCGACCTGTTGAAGAGCGATGATGGTGTCCAGCTTTGCAGACAATACGTCCAGCTTTGCGGAAAGATCCGACAACGCTGGCTCTGCAAACTTGGTTTCCGGGGCCGCCGGGGTAACGGGCGCGGCTTCGATCACCGGCGCTGATTCCTTGACTGATGTTTCCATGTTAAGGTTTTTTTGCGTGTCAACCCTTGCTGAATAAACTCCTGTTGGGTTAGCTGCGGGAGTGGTCACGAGATCGACTGAATAGAGAGTGCTTACGTTCGCCAGCCGAGTTTCGTCATCTGCAACTCTGGGAACGCCACTGAAACTGATGGAGAATCCTATCTGCCCAGGGAGTGTGCCAATCAGTTCGCTGAAATAGGCAAAGCCATCGTGGCTTTCAAACAAGGTGAGATCCGCACGAACGCGGCCGCCATCTAGACTAAAGTTTTCCAGATAGCCGATAATGTTGGAAACGCTGGAACTGTGGTCGGAAAGTACCTTGACCTGTCCAAGATCGTTTCCGGCTTGGACAACTTGATCCAGAGTCTCTGCGTCAATCACCATCCCGTGACCCAAAGCAGGGCCAGCGGTGATAACGGAAATTCCCTTAAATAGTTTTTGAGCCATGCCCGCGCATGGCGTGTCAAATTACTCCATCGGAGGAGGCGGAGGCGTGAGGTGGGCGTTAATCTTTCTTAACTCGTAAGTCGATTTTTCTAGTTCTGCAATCGCCTTTTTAAGTAATTCCTCGCTGCGTAGGGATGAGTTTGATATTTGAAAAACAAACACGGGCAGCAAGAGAATCAAAATTCCCAATACGATAGCCACAACTATTAGGCAAAGTGCGCTAAACATTCCAAGTCCTTCCATCCCATTAGCCTGCCCCTACCCAGCAGGCTTAATCAACTACTTTCTCTTTTTTGTTTTTGGCTTTGCACCGATCCCGATCGCCTTCACTACCATGTTCATCTCCTTGGCGGTAAGCTTGTAATCTGTGTCGTCACGCATAGTGAACGTTTCCGTGGCGGGCGCTGATGCGGTGACAGGATCAATCGCAGCTTCCATTTGCGGTGCTGGCGTTTCAGTCGTTGGAGCTGGAGCGTCAGCCGGTGGCTCGGATGGTGGCGTGACAGAAGGCTGCTGATTCTGAATAAATTGAATCTCGCTCACAGGGATACCGGCCTCGGCGCACTTGGCGCGGATGTAGCTCTGCTCTGCAATCTTTTGGTCGATCGCCTCCTGCCAATCATCACCCCTAGATGCGTAGATTTCGGCGTATGTGGTAAGCCCAAGTTTTAGATCTTCACGATCGGCGGCACTGTCACGGCCGGCATCAATCGTAGTCTGTCTTGGCGTGTGATAAGCAGCCTGCCACCACCGATCCATTCCCTTAGGTACGCTCAAATCCTTGCGCTTAATTCCCTTGGCCAGTGCCCAGAGGCGAACGCGGCTGACCAGTTGGGTGATGATGGCCTGTGCAATTTCATCGAAACGCCTTTGCGCCTGCGCCAGGACAAATCTTTGAGATGGCCCGGACAGATCCGCTTTCCATAGGTACTCGTAAGGCAAGCCCAACCCGGTGGCGGCAGCCCGCAGAAATTGATCCATGAAATCTTGCAAGTTCGGGCTGGGGCGATCGTTCTTCAGTTCACGCAAGCGCCGCCCCTGTGGGATGTTCCAGATTGCGCCTCCGCCAAAAATCTTGTCCGTAGTGATGCCGTCGTCGTTGGTGCTGTCGTTTCCGAAAAATCCAGTACTGCCCTCGCCCTCCAAGGCTAGGCCGATCTGCCCCACTCGCTTTGCTGCGCCGGTTTCATATTCCAAAATCTCGTCGCGATCCTGCAAAAGGTTGAGGCATGTGACCAACCTAGAAAGGCTGCGGAGTTCATCAGCGCGATCGCGTTCAGCCAGGACGATCACGTCTGCTGCCTGAACTTCAGTAAACTTGTCTCCATCGCCAACGCGAATGTAGTAGGAAAGCGGACGACCGTTGGCATTGACCCGAACTCCGTCGATCACTTTAGGATCGTCGATGTAGGATGGGGTAGCGCAACGGTGTGCCTCGACAAGTTGCAACATTGGCCAGCCGTCGCCGTTGTCGGTTAGCAAAATGAATAATTCATTGTCTCGCAGCATGGTGCGTGTGGCTACTTGCTGAAGCGTGTTGAAATCCAAGAGACCGCGCACGTCGCAAGCCAGTGACCAGTTGTGGAACCAATCCTCCGTGGCAGTGTTCCAGCCTTCGTCCTTTGTTCGGCTTTGGCACTTGATGCCAGGGCCGATTGAATTGCGAGTCATGCAATCGATCGCACCCCGCACCACTGGGTTGTTGTAGTACATGTAACGGGCAAGGCCCAGCACTTGTGTCCGGCTGGCGGTGGTGACATCGATCCGGCTATCTTGCGGTGGCGTGTAGATATAGCGCCGCTTTGTGTAATCTTGGGCGCCCGCCCGAATCAACCGTCCAAACCAATTTCCTAGTGGCATATTAAGGATAGACGACCTGCTGGACGCCGTAGTTTGGGTAACTCACTTGACCCGTGTTTTTAGATAGAAACGCTTCAACCTGATCTGAAGTTGTAAAATCTTTGATCCGCCTCCATGCCTCGTAAGCCATAAGGGCAAAGTTTGCAGGATTCATATTTCCTTGGATTTGATAGCTAAACGATTTACCTGCAACGGAAGCGCTCACCATTACACGGCCTCCATTGTTAAAAATAGAAAACTGATTTGCCGCGATTGCTTCAAGAGCAAGGCGTAACGCGACAGGATCCTTCGATGCCTGAATCCATACGGAAAAAATAAGCCCTCGCTCCACGTCCCAAAAAGCATGTCAATCATACTTGAGCTAGGGCTGCCTCTGCGGCGATCACTTTGCCAAACACAGCAAATCCAGCCAGGTACGTTTCGCAATCATACAAGTGGTCTTGTCTGCCCTTGACTCGGATCCACTCATACACGTCTTTGCCGGTTTTTCTGTTTATTCGATGAGCCTTGCGATGGCTGGCCATGTGCTCGCGGTATTCCGGGCTGACGTCGTGTGCAACTTCCCATAGCGGCCCCTGCCCTCTCCGCAACCAAGCCAGCAAATCTTGGCAGGCCGGTGAGCTGAGAAGCAGCAGACGACATCCCGCGTCTGTAGGTTGTTCGGAGCTGTGCACGCTCTTGATGCGTGCTCCGTTGAACTCAATCAGATAGTGGGGGCGCTCTTCTCCTTTGATTGCAGTCCACCCATAACGGGCTGCGATGCGGTACGTGTCTTGAGTTTCATAGCCTGAATCAATACACGTATGACGCGGCTTCACGCCAAGATCTTGCAAAGTTTGAGCCACGTCCTCGATCGTCCTGCGCTTGCCTTCCTCAATCAGTCGGCTCGATCCATCCCTGGCAAACGCACGCACCACCATCCAATAGCCGTCGATCTGCCTGTCGATTGCAGCCAACTTAATATGATCGGTCTCCCATTCCTGCCTTTTTGCAAAAGCTCCGGGCGGGATATTGTTAAGCTCGTTATCATCGAACTGATCCTCCCAAGGCATCGCGCTCCACCCGTTCACCCATCCTTGCAAGCCGTGCAGATAATGCTTTTCCGTCAGAAACTTTTTGGCGCAATCCGCAAACGTGATCGTCGGAGAGTACCAGCTCGGCAGGCGGAACGATCGACGGCCAGCCTCGGAGCTTGCGTTTGCCGCCACCCACTTGCCCTGCTCGATCGACTGGCGGCGGTTGCGTTCACTCCACGGTGCATCGCACTTGATGCAGTAGTAAGCGGCGGTTTCTGTCACTTTTCGCATGTCCCATTTGCCATCCTCCGATCGTGCCGTTTCATCCCATCGGATCTGCCCAAACTCCATCGCCTGAAACTCTCCGCAAGCATGGCAAGGGACGTGGAAAGTTTCCTGCGTCCCAGCTTGATAGTTGATCCAGATGTCGCCGCTGTTAAGCGTCGGAGTCGAAGTCAGTACGTGCTTACGTTGTGGGAACGCCTTTGTCCGTTCCAACGCCAGAGAGTAAGCGGCCGCATCCTTTTCGGATGGAGCAGCAAAAGAATCCAGCTCGTCCAGAACGGCGATGCAGATCGGGCGTGAGGAAAGATTGGC